ATGAGCAACAAGGTAGGCAGCTAGGTAATGTTATTTCGGCTGCAATACAAGCCCAACTCATTCAAGAAAAACGACCTGGAGGTTTACTTGCATAATGCCTACTTTCCCATCAATCACACCAACATACGGACAGCAAAAAAGATCCGCACCACTAACTCGAACAGTTCGTTTCGCTGATGGTTATGAACATAGAATATTATTTGGGTTAGCTGCTCACCAAAACCCAAAACTATACTCACTTAAATTTCAAGTTTCAGAAACAGAAGCCGATGTTATAGAAGCATTTTTAGATAGCAGAGCAAATGATAGTGCCAGCTTTACTTTTACGCCACCAGGGGAAGGTTTCACAAAAACAGGCACTTATGCACAAGCTTCAACAGTAATTACGGTAACAATTACAAATCATGGTATAGCTGTTGGTGAAACTGTGACACTAGATTTTGCGGCAAGTGGATCTACAGATGGTACTTTTGTCGTTAGCACTGCACCAACTGTTGATACGTTTACAGTAACAGCATCCGCTAGTGGGTCGCATAGTGGAACTGTATCGGCAACTGTTTCTGGTGCTGGTCAATATGTTTGTGAAAACTGGTCAAAATCTATACCATACAATAATAGAGCAACAATTCAAGCAACATTTAGAGAGGTGTTTGAACCATGAGCAGTAGTGTTATTAGTGATATTCAATCAATAAACCCCTCATCTATTATTGAGTTATTTACACTTACTACAACTACCGCCTTACATGGCTCGGCTACAACATACAGATTTCATGCTGGTTCAAGCTTAAACTCTAATGGTGAGATTGTATGGGCTGGCAATACTTATGCAAGATTTCCTGTACAAGCAGAAGGCTTTGCATTTCAAAAAGGCCAAATACCAAGACCAACTTTAACTCTTAGCAATGCTCTAGGAACTATTACTTCAATTCTTCTCACTGTAAACCAAACGACAACTGGTAATGATTTAACGGGTGCAACAGTTACAAGAATAAGAACACTTGCAAAATTTATTGATGCTGTTAACTTTGCTGGAGGAGTAAACCCTTATGGCACACCAGATCCAAATGCTGAGTTTCCTCAAGAAATATATTCTATTGATAGAAAGACTCAAGAAACAAGAGAAATTGTTGTTTTTGAATTAGCTGCTCCTTTTGATTTAGTTGGTGTTCGAGCACCAAAAAGACAATGTACAAGAACAGAATTTCCTAGTATTGGGCGAATAACTATATGAGTTGGAAAGACATTGCATTGGCTCATGCTAAAGAACAAGATCCGAAAGAATCTTGTGGTTTATTAATAGGGATAAATGGAAAAGAAAAATATTTTCCGTGTAAAAATATTTCAACTTGGACAAATCAATGTTTTATTATTGACCCTGTTGATTATGCAAAAGCAGAAGATACTGGAAAAATATTAGCTGTAATTCATAGCCATCCAACAACACAACCTATTGCAAGTCAGGCAGATATGGTAAGTTGCGAAGATACAAATTTACCCTGGCATATAGTAAATCCAAAAACAGAACAATGGGGTTACTATGAGCCAAGTGGTTACAAGCCACCTTTAGTGGGTAGGCATTGGGTTTGGGGTGTTACTGATTGTTTAGTTCTAGTCACTGATTGGTATTTAGAAGAAAGAGGAATTGTTATAAATAAAGCAACAAGACCTTTAACACCTGAAGAATTTATTGAAGACCCAAGATCAAAAGAAGATGGTGATTTTAATAATTATTTACTTAACTCAGGATTTCGTTTATTAGAACCAAATGAAAAATTAGAAAATGGTGATGTTTTAGCAATGAGTATTCTTACAAAAGGTCTAAATCATGTAGGCATTTTTTTAGATGGAGATATTTTGCATCATTTATCAGATAGGATAAGCTGTAGAGAACCATATAATGAATGGCTTTTGAAATGTACAGGAGGCAGGTATCGTTATGTTGCGTAAAATAAAGTTATATGGAGAACTTGCAAAGGTAACAGGCCATAAAGAATTAGAAGCGTGTGTAAATACAACAGCCCAAGCTGTAAGTTTTCTTGTTAACAATTTTCCAGAATTAGAAAGTCATATGGCAAATAAATATTATCAAGTGTTATTAGAAAAAGAGAATGTGAGTATAGATGAATTGCATTTCCCAATAGGTAAATCCGATATTAAATTTGTTCCTGTAGTATCTGGTTCTGGTGGTTTGGGTAAAGCTTTATTTGGTGGTCTTTTGATTGCTTTTAGTTTTGGTGTTGGTGGTTTTTTTGGTGGGCTTGGTAGTACTACTGCTATGGGTGGTGCGGCTACAACCTTTGGAGCCAAAGCAGTTTTTGGTGTTGGTGCTTCATTGGTTTTGGGTGGTGTAAGTCAAATGTTATTTCCTTTACCAAAATCGCCTGAATTTAGTTCTGAGCAAGATCCAAGATTGTCTTTTGGTTTTGGCGGGATACAACAAACAAGTCGTGCTGGTACGCCAGTCCCGTTAGTATATGGCGAAATATTTACTGGTTCAGTTGTTATTAGTGGTGGTATAGATACAGAACAGGTACAAGTATGACCGATAAAAGGAAAATCATTCGTGGTGCTAAAAAAGGTGGAAATCCCTCACCTCCTCCTCCTCCTACAAGAACACCTGATACCTTACACAGTAAGCAGTTTGCAACATTTTTAGATTTAATTTCTGAAGGTGAAATAGAAGGAAGTGCGTCTGCGTCAAAAGAAGGTATTACAGACAAAACTTCTACAGCATACAGAAATGCGTATCTTAAGGATGTATTTTTAAATGATACTCCAATATTGCAATCAACAGCGACATCATCTAGTCCAGCAGACATTGATTTTAATTTTCAAAATGTTACTTTTAATGCAAGATTTGGTACAGCAGATCAACCAAAAATTGACGGGATTGAAAGTTCTGCTTCAGTAATACCTGTAGGTGTTGAAGTGAAACAAACTGCGCCAGTAACAAGACAAGTTACAAACACCGATGTTGATCGGGTAAGACTAACAATTACATTTCCACAGATACAAATAGCAACAGACACAGGAGATTTGTTAGGTGATACAGTTGAATACAAAATTTCTGTCCAATATAATTCTGGTGGTTTTACAGATGTTCATACTGACACTGTTACTGGTAGAACTGCTGACGCATATCAAAAAGATTTTTCAGTAAAAATAACTGGTTCATTTCCTGTTGATATTAGAGTTACAAGAATTACTGCGGATAGCACAACTAGCAGTACAATAAATGCTTTTCAATGGACAAGTTTAACAGAAATAATTGATGATGCTGCTACTTATGCTAACTCTGCTTATACTTCATTAAGATTAGATTCACAACAGTTTGGTTCAGTACCATCAAGAAAATTTAGGATTCGTGGAATAAAAGTAAGGATACCTGGAGCGGGAGCATCTAGTTCTGGTACACCAACTGTTGATCTTGCAACTGGTCGTATTGTTTATCCGAGTGGTTACATATTTAATGGTGTTATGGGTGCTGCTGTCTGGACCTCATGTCCAGCAATGATTTTATTAGATTTACTTACAAATACAAGATATGGTTTTGGCAATCACATAACAGATAGTAATCTTGATTTATTTTCTTTCGTTACTGCAAGCAAATATGCAAACACTCTTGTAGATGATAGTTTAGGTGGAGGTGGACAGGAGGCTCGTTTCAGTTGCAACGTAAATATTCAATCATCAAACGAAGCTTTTGAACTTATAAATGAACTTGCTGGTGTAATGAGATGTATGCCGATTTGGTCTGCTGGTTCAATAACTATTGCACAAGATTCTCCAAAAGATGCAAGTTATTTATTTAATTTAAGTAATGTTACTTCTGACGGTTTTACATATTCTGGTAGTAGTTTAAAACAAAGACATACTGTTATTGCTGTTTCATATTTTAATATGGACAGCCAAGAAATTGACTTTGAAGTTGTAGAAGACAGTACTGCACAAAGTAAGTTTGGAATTATAACAAAACAAATAAAAGCTTTTGCTTGTACATCAAGAGGACAAGCTGCAAGATTAGGTAGAGCAGTATTATTTGCAGAACAAAATGAATCAGAAATAGTAACTTTTGCAACGTCTATAGATGCTGGTGCAGTGGTAAGACCTGGTACAGTTATTGATATAAACGATCCAGTAAGATCGGGTGTAAGAAGAGGTGGAAGATTGTCTGCTGTTACTTCAACAACAGTTATGACTATTGATGATGCTAGTGCTTCTGATTTAGCAACAACAAATTCTCCGAAATTTAGTGTTGTTTTACCAAATGGAACTGTTGAGACTAAAGATGTTTCGAGTATTAGTTCTGCTGGTGTTGTTACTGTAAGTTCTGCTTTTTCTCAGACACCAAATGTTAATACTGTTTGGATTTTATCAAATACAACAGTAGAAGCACAAAAATTTAGAGTAATAAGTATTGAGGAACAAAATGGTATTGATTTTTCAATCACAGCACTTTCTTATGTTCCTGGTAAATATGATTTTATTGAAGATGGCACTGCTGTTTTACCCGCAAGAAGTATTAGTATTCTAAAAGAACTTACAGAACCACCATCTAACCTTTCAGCCGTAGAAACTATTGTTCCAATAAACAATCAAGCTGTTTCAAAAATCATTATCAGTTGGCGACCAATAGTAGGTGTTATTGAATATCAAATAAATTATCGCTATAACAACGGAAATTATGTTTCTGAAAGAATTTCAAGGCCAGATTTTGAAATATTAAATAGTCAACTTGGCACATACGAGATACAAGTTTTTAGCTATAACATTCAAGGTCAACTTTCTGCCACATCTAATGATTTAACTTTTCTTGCTGTCGGTAAAACAGCCCTTCCCGAAAATCCAACAGGATTAACAAGTGAACCTGTTTCAGAGAATTTTATAAGATTACGTTTTGATCCTGCAACGGACATTGATGTGACTCATGGTGGGAATGTTGTTGTAAGACATACTTCTGATACTTCTACAAGTGCTACATTTGCAAACTCAGTAGAAATAATTCCAAGATTGCCAGGTAACGTTAGCGAAACGCTTGTGCCAGCACTTACAGGAACTTACAGTGTAAAATTTTTAGACGATACTGGAAATTTATCAGAACTTGCAGCAAAAATCATTGTTACAAAACCAGATTCGCAACCAAATCAAATAATTACAACTAAAAGAGAAGATGCAACAAGTCCCCCTTTTAACGGTACAAGATTGAGAACTGTTTTTAGTGATGAGTTTAATGGCTTAGTTATAGATGGAACCGAGTTATTTGATAATGTTAGTAGTGTTGGAGCTAGTGCTACTGATGGGATTCCTAATTTTGATTTCTTAACAGGTGGTATTGCAGATCAAGGTTTTTATACATTTGTCGATGATTTAGATTTAGGTGCAGTTTTTAATCTATCTCTCGAAAGACATTTTAAAACAGCAGCTATTATTGTTTCTGATCTATGGGATTTTAGATTAACACCAGTTAACGATATGCCAGATTGGGATGGAACATTAGCTGAAAGTGTCGGAGCAAAATTACAGGTTGCAACTTGTCAAGGTGTCCCTACTTCATCACAAGCATCAACTTACAGTCAATCACAGGATTTAATCACAATCACAAGACCAAATCATGGTGCGGCTGTTAACGATCAATTTTTAATAGATTTTACAAATGGAACTGCGTCTGATGGTTTTTTAAAAGTTACATCTGTAACTAATGCCAATGTTTTTGTAGTAGAAGCTGTCAGAAAAATAGCTGAATATACAATTTCAAATGCCTCTACTGGAGAAATAAGATTTTTTACAGAAGGTAGTCATGGAGGTTTAGTTGTAGGAGATACAGTCAAACTAGTTACATTAACAGGTGAGCTTGTCTCAGGCGATTATGTTGTAGGTAATCTTTTTCCATTGAACACAGTTTCTATAACGACAACAAGTAATAATTTTGTTACAGAAGGTAGTCTTGAATTTATTAAAATTAAAGATAATTCTAATAATAATGTAACTACTAGCGGTGACTGTAATATATCAAGTGCTTTTACTCCTTTTAATATATTTGCTAATGGTGAATATAATGCAAGAGGTTTTAGATTTAGGGCCGAATTATTTTCAAATGACCCCGATCAAAATATAGAAATAGATGAACTAGGTTATACGGCAAGTATGAAAAGAAGAACCGAAACTGTTAATACTGCTATAGCGAGTGCTTGTGCTACAAACAGTTCTGCAAAGACAGTGACTTTTGCCCACCCTTTTTTCACAGGTACTTCTGCAATAAATTCTTCAACTACAGCATTTCTCCCAACTATCGGCATAACACTTGAAGGGGCTGCAAGTGGTGATTTCTTTAATATAACTTCAATAACAGGGACACAATTTGTTATAGAAACTAGAAGTAGCACTGGTTTAAAAGATTTAAGTTTTAAATATACTGCTGTTGGATTTGGTAAAGGCGTGTAAATGTGCTTTATTTTCTTTTATAAGCTATTCTATAACTATTGAAATACTTCTAGACCATGAGCCAAAATGATTTTGTAATTGATAATGGTACAGGATTTGCGGTAAGAACTGATATAGAAAATGCTTTTCAAGCTATGGCTGGAAATAGTAGCGGAACTTCAGAGCCTTCTGTTAAATATGCCTATCAATGGTGGGCAGATACAAACGCAAACATACTGAAACTAAGAAATTCTAGTAATGATGGTTGGATAAATATAATGACCCTAACTGGCGGCCTTGCGTTAGCTACTGGTGGAACAATAGACGGTCTAGTGATTGGTAAAGGTACTAACTCAGTTGCTAATAACACTGCCCTCGGAGTAAATGCTTTAGATGCTAATGTCTCTGGCACTTATAATGTAGCGGTTGGTATAAATACATTAACCGAGTTAACTTCTGGAGCATCTAATACTGCTGTAGGTGGCGAAGCTTTAGATAGTCTAACCACTGGAAATAGTAACTCTGCATTTGGTACTGAAGCTTTAGATGACTGCACAACAGGCGATAACAACACTGGAATAGGAGTTAATGCATTACAAAAAACAACAACTAGCAATAACAATACAGCAATAGGAAAAAGTGCTTTAGGCACGAACATAACTGGAGCAAGCAACACTGCTTGCGGTGCTGCAGCATTATTTGCAAACACTACGGCAGACAACAATACTGCTGTTGGTAAAGATGCACTCGTAGCAAACATAACTGGAACAGCAAACGTAGCCGTTGGTGCTACGGCTTTAGATGCTAATACAACTGCTTCTAATAACACTGCGATTGGTTATAACTCATTAACAGCAAACGTAACTGGAACCCGAAACACAGGTGTAGGTTCAAATAGTTTACCATCAAACACAGGAAGTGATAATACTGGGTTAGGGGCTACAGCTTTATTTACAAACACTTCTGGAGTTAAAAACACTGCTGTTGGTTCTCAAGCAATGTATTATAACGAGACAGGAGAGAACAATACAGGATTAGGATATGATGCATTAATAAGAAATACAACTGCAGATAATAATACAGCCGTTGGAACTAGTGCCTTAAGTTTCAATACCACAGGAACTAGTAATACCGCTGTTGGTAAAAGTGCTTTAGATGCTAATACTACAGCTAGTGACAATACAGCAGTAGGTGCTAACGCTTTAGGAGCAAATACAACAGCAATCAATAATACAGCGGTAGGTTCAAGAGCATTATTATCAACGGAAACTGGAGGTGGTAATGTCGCAGTTGGACACGATTGTTTAGAAAATAATACCGTTGCCAACAATACTTCTGTGGGTTCTGAATCCATGAAAGCAAACACAACTGGAACACAGAACGTAGCCGTTGGTGCAAATGCACTCGATGCTAATACAACTGCTTCTAATAACACCTCTATTGGATATGCTTCTTTAGGTACAAACTCAACTGGAGCAAGTAACACCGCTTTAGGTGCTTCAGCATTATTTTCAAATACAGATGCTTCTAATAATACTGCTGTAGGTAAATCAGCATTAGAAGTAAACCAAACTGGTGCTTCAAATACTGCCGTAGGTATCAATGCTTTACAAGCAAACACAACTGCTAGTCATAACACTGCTGTTGGGAATGGGGCTGGAATTTATATTACAACTGGAGCTAACAATCTTATGCTTGGTAGGGGTTCAGGTGGTAATAGTTCACCTTCAGGAAATGTAAGTACAAGTTCAAACATAATTTGCCTAGGAAATAATAGCATTACCGATTTATTTTGTGCTGACACATCAATATCTTCTTCAGATTCAAGAGATAAAACAGATGTAACTGATTTTAGTATTGGTTTAGATTGGATAAATGCTTGTAGACCTGTAACTTATCGTTGGGATAAAAGAACATGGTATGGAACAGATGAAGAACCTTACGGAACACCTGACG